ATCTATTAACCTTATGCTCTATACTCATGTTGCCCCTCAATTAAATTAATACTATTATTCGACATGATAATTATTAATTAGCCATCGCCAGAGCCATCGCCATCGCCATCGCCATCGCCAAAGCCAGAGCCATCGCCATCGCCATTGCCATAGTCATCGCCCTTGCCAAAGCCATAGCCCTTGCCAGAGCCATCGCCATAGCCACTGCCAGAGCCATCGCCATCGCCATCGCCATCGCCTAAGCCCCTGCCATCGCCATCGCCATTGCCAGAGCCATCGCCATCGCCATAGCCATAGCCATCGCCAGAGCCATCGCCATTGCCATAGTCATCGCCATCGCCATAGCCGTAGCCAGATCTATTAACCTTATGCTCTATACTCATGTTGCCCCTCAATTAAATTAATACTATTATTCGACATGATAATTATTAATTAGCCATAGCCCTTGCCGTTGCCCTTGCCACCGCCAGAGCCAAAGCCATCGCCATAGCCCTTGCCGTTGCCATAGCCCTTGCCAGAGCCCTTGCCATCGCCATAGCCCCTGCCATCGCCCCTGCCATCGCCATAGCCATAGCCATTGCCATAGCCCTTGCCGTTGCCATAGCCCTTGCCAGAGCCCTTGCCATCGCCATAGCCCCTGCCATCGCCCCTGCCATCGCCATAGCCATAGCCATTGCCATAGCTATTTACCCTATGCTCTATACTCATGTTGCCCCTCAATTGAATTAATACTATTAATTGCACAAGGGATAATCTCAATAGCTTCTAGCCAAAGCAAATCGAGAGTACCGCATATTTTACTATTACCACTCACCCCAGCAAGGGCTACTTCGCTAAGTGAGATGCCTTTGTTAGCAGTTTCCCAGTACCACAGCCTCCTAGAGTTTTTAAGAATAACCTCTTTTCCGTCTTTTTCTATTAGTTCACCATAGTGTACCCCTGCCGAATGCGTTCTGATAATAACTTTTTTATTAATAAAATAATCATCGATTTTATTTTTCGAAGTATTTTTAACATTTAAAACTTCCATAAGTTTCATTAATTGTTGTAATTGTTCCATAATGTGCTCCTTTTTAAAATGGTATTTTATCTTCTGTTAATGATGTATCTTGAGTTTTTTTATCTCCTATGAATTCGAAAGAGTATACTGATACTTGCATATTAGCTATTGTCTTACCATCTTTCTCATAAGTATTAATTGACGGTGTTCCCTCCAATAATAATTTAGTTCCTTTCAATAAATATGGTGCTGCATTTTCAGCTTTTTCGTTAAATATAAGGTTTACCCACTCTGTTTGTTCATCTTTACTAAATCCTTTTTTAACTGCAATACTTGTAGTGTAAAATGTTCCACCTGTTTTATTTTTCTTTGGTTCTATATCTCGTCCGAGTATTCCAGTTAGTTGTATTTTATACATTGTTATTTCCTTTCAATCGTTCAATTAATGTTAATGATAGCTTTTTATTTATTGGGGTTATCTCATTATTTTCTAATAAATTATTTATATATTTTTCTAGCTCATCGCTAATCCTTTCTTCATTAATAGCCATAATAAAATTATGTTTAAGTTCGGTTATATAATCTGGTTCTAGTTCTGTAGGTAATGTATCGCAATTATCTTCAATTGGTATAAACCTTTTTTGTTCAATAATATCATCTGAATTAAATTCATCATCATTATTGATAACTTGTATCATATTATCATCCATTGGCATTAGTTTTAATAATCTACGCATTACCGTTTTTTTTGCCATTTCCCCCCAGTGATTATTCCAGAACGTGCCGGCTTTGTTATTTGATAATTTTCTAATCTTTTCTATTTCGTTGAATGTCATAAATTCTCTATATATGCCATTAGTTTTTGTTTTAATTATAATGTATACGCCGGTTATTTCGCCATGGTTATTAAGATTAGGCTTATGTATTATTTTCTCATCGTCACCAAGTATATACTCGAACTCATCATTAGCGTATACAATATTAGCCGATATCGAATTAATTAAGTTAGTAGCATGTAGTTTCTTTATTAATCCTTTAATCATTGGCATATATGTAACTTTGCCTTTAAATGCTACAAGTGCAGACTCTTTACCATCTGGTATTAGTCCATCTCGCGCGCATTGTAGACATGCTACGATAAATGATTGTCTATCTGAATTTACCATATCTGGTACACTTATCATTGCTGTTTTAATTACACTTACGAATTTATCGTAATTCAACCCATTGGGCAATGATGCCATAAATTCAGCTTTTTTATTTTCCAGTTCATTAATTAAGTTATTATACTTATCTGCTATTGTTAATTGTTTATTTTCAGTTGTTAATTTATTATTCATTTATATTTCCTTTTTTTAACCATTCTGGTAATTGTAGTTTAACTATATTATTTTGCTTTAGCCACAAGTTATTGTTATTATAGTATTTATATAATTCACACCCTTTATTTATTTTGTGTATTCCATATTGTATTATATCTTCAGTGCATTGGAGTACGAATATTTCTCCTGTGACAGTACTTATCCCAATATAATAAATAACTGGATAACCTTTTTTATATACTTCATTAAATGCTATTGAATAGCTACCGGCTTGAATATGATAACCAAATTTATAAAAATCTTTTATAAAATCTTTTTCTGTTATTGATCTTGTAGATTTTATATCAATAATAAGTTTATTTTGTATCGATAATAAATCAAATTTGGCTTTCCAATCTATATCATTATAGTTATAAAACAACTTATCTTGCATTGTACATGATTGAGTTATTTTTTTATATGTAACGCCATTAAAATAATCATCTTCAAATATATAGTTATCAAGTTCATTAATCATTTTATCTATTTTAATTTGCCATTCTTTAGTTATATATCCTTGCAATGACGTAGTTTTAGTATTTTTAATTTTAAGCTCTTTATATTTATCTGGTTCAGTTAACGCCAAGTCTAAACAGTTGCCAAATTGCATAGATGCCCCGTTCTTATCATCCATATCAATATTAAGAATATGTTTAAAATAAAACAATCTGGGGCTTTCAAGCAATATTTTTATTTTAGATTGTGACATTGCTGTATTATTAAAGTATTCTTCATCAGTCATTTAATTAATCCTTTTCATTAAAAACCCCAGTCATTAAAAATACATTGTTCTTGTTGGTGTTGCGATAGTAAGTATTTATATTTTTTATTTATTTGGGCTTTGTATACGAAAGCCCCGATTAAGTTGGCCCCGTATAAATTAGCATCGCTTAAATTAGTTTCCCATAAGAATGCCTCTTGTAAGTATGCATTGCTAAAGTTAGCCTCGCTTATGTCAGACGCGTTTAATTCCGCTTGATATAAGTATGCAAAGCTAAAGTTAGCTTTGCCTAAGTTGGCACCGTATAAATTAGCATCTTCTAAGTAAGCCGAGCTAAAGTCCGCATCCCATAAGTTAACACCGCTTAAGTCAATTCCGCCTAAATCTAAATTATTAAAATCACGATGTCCACATTGATATGCAAATATAATTTCTTCTCTAGTCATTTTATTAATCCTTTTTATAAACAATCAACATTTAAATTTTCTATATCTTCACACTCGCAACCGCTATTCTCAACATTACAATCTACGCATATGTAACATGTATCGCAAAATTCTTTTCTATAATGCGAGCACAATGGACATTTTTCTCGGTCGTCAATATCGCAATATGCATCAATTTGTTTAGATATTATACACATTTTATTCCCCATCCCAGTTTATACAATTTATTTTTAGCTGGACTTTTTTTAATACTAAATTAAAATCGGCCTCATTTAATTCATTTTTAAAATTATATTTTTTACGTAATTTTATATATTCGAAAAGACTGGAGTTATCGAAATCTTTTCCTTTGAGCCATTGCGAATAAATATATTTTATTTTAGCTCTAATTAATAATTTTCGTTTAATAAATTTTATTATCATGATTGAAGATCCTTTGCATCTTGAGCCAATTTTACGGCATCTGCAATTGCTACAGAGGTTTTATATACATCCTCCGCCAATTTTAGGGCATCTGAAATTGTTTCAGCTGATATGATTATTGAAAATAGTAAAGAGGTGTTATGTTTTTTTAATATTATTTTTGCCCCATTTTCAAAGTCATGTATTATTTTTGCGTTTGGCAGTGTCGAAATATCATGAATTGAATAAATATAGTCATAGCATATATGGACTTCAAATTGTTTTTTTTTCATTTTGTTTTCTTTCTTTATTGTTATGTGTTAATTAAATTAATAAAAATGATGGGGGTATCGTCATTTCTTTTATACGTTTGGAATGACAGTACTTTGGTATATTCTCCACTTAAAATATTAAATGCAATTGTTCTGGTATTCCATTTTTTATTATAACTTTTGTCACTAACGATTGTGTACAGTGTAGATTTTTCTAACTCTTTCAACTCTGAGTTATTTATAAATTCGTCAACTGCATTATGTATTTTAGCAGATCCCCAATCGTAGTCAATGGAGCAATAATTAATACCTTGAATATTTGTGCGATGTTCAAAGTAATCAGATTGGGAATCGTGATTTGGTCCGGTATGTTCACCTGCCATTTTTTGTATATATTCCATATCTTTGAAGTTTATTATATCTTTTATTTGAACGGTAAGGGCATTGGTATTCGTTCGTTTTATTGAATAGCTTTCGCGGCCGTATTTTTTAAGTTGTGTACTAACTATTTTTTTAAATTCTTGTATTGTTATTTTATTCATTGCAACCTCTGTTATATGCGTAGTGTATAATAGTTCTTTTTTAATTTAGTTATAATCTTTTCCAGACACATCTCTATTTTGTGTTGGTGTAACAATTCTGCCAGCACGTCACTACTTAGATCGTTAATTTTATAGCCATAATCTCGCGCGATTTCTAGACTTTCGAGTAATGAAATATCATGCTTCTTTAGATATTCCATTGCCTTAATCTCCTTACCGTTATAATTAATTACTTGGTGAATTTCCGTCAAGGCATATTCTCTAAACTCATCAATTTCGACATAATCTAGAATGTCGCCATTGCGAGTATAACTGGGCATGTTGTAAATAGCGTCGTTTACTATTGTTTCAATATCTGTGTTTACCACTGCGTCGAGTATATCCTCTATGTATAGTGTTTTCGTCATTTTAGTATTCCTTTTATTTAATTGATGACAGTAATATTTTTTCTGAAGTGGCTAAAGCCTTCTCCATTCAACAGATACACGACTAAAGCGACAGTTGCCCCAACCATTAATAATAATGGTTTGTAGGTCATTTAGCGTTCTATTCACATCAAAGTGAATTCACTTCTAAATTGTTACTAATCTCAACCTAGGTTTGGGCTCCTGTTTTTTACTTCATGTCAGTATTATGCCATACTACTTGTCACCTTTGCAAATATATTTGCAGTGTATTTTTTAAGTTATTGTTTTATATGTGAACTTTGTTTAAATTATTTGCTTCTTTTCTTTTCTTGTGTTAATTTTACATAGGTTTGTTTTATAGCATTCCTTGAATCTATTCTAAATAACTCGCTTTCGTATTATAAAGTTTTTATATAGTGCTGAGCACTGGTAACAATTTTGGAAATCGTTGCAAATTCTTATTAAGATTTAAAAATTGTTAAAAGTTAACATATATTCCTGAACACTTTTGATTGGGATGAGATTTGCACTTTATTACTCTCCCAATGCTTTTGGAGGATTTGTATTCTTATGCAAATATGCTTTAAAGGGCATGAAAACTAAAGTTTTCAGGGCATTTTTTTAAAAAAGGACATTAAAATTAGAAATATTAAAAATTATATTAATTACAAGCCATTTAAGAGGCATAGGGATGGGGTAAATTAAAATTACATAGTAACATAGCCAAATTTAAACTAAGCGCTTAAAATCGATTTAAACGGTATTTAATTAATATATTAAAAATAGATAAAAGTATAAAACTTTTATGAGGTTTTTAAATAGTTTTATAAATACAATTCACTATTATATATAACGCGCGTATAACACACTTTGATAACATTTGTCAAGTATTATTTTTTTTATTTTTTTTATTTTCATAGGACACACAGGGGGGGCACCCAAATTAATTAATTTATTATTTATATCAGATCACCATAAAATATATAAAAAAAAACACCCAAAAAAAACAGCAAGAGATGGTATAATATGGTAAGCATGATTTGTTGGTAAAAATTCATAAGGATATATAATGAGCATAGTAAGGAAACGTAGAAATACAACGCCGATAGAATTAGACACGGAAAAGTATTACAGTGAGAGGATGCGTAATTATATAGATTGTATTAATATTGGTATTCCCCATTCTGTATCATTGGTATTTAGTGGTTATCAAACTATTGGTGAATGGTATAATGACACTGGTGCTAATAGCCCATTATTACCATTGATAGCTAAAAGTTTGAATACTGATGTTGGTAGATTATTGGATATTGGCAGTAATGAATTGCCACAGGATGTTATTAATCAGTTGATTAGTTATGTTACACAGAGGAAAACATGGGAAGAGATAGCTGCTAATATTGGTGTTGATATTGGTGTATTGGTATCTGTTATGCATAAGAATAAGCAATTAAAAGACTTATTGAAAACAGCACGCGAGATGAGAAATGATGATAAACATACTCAGGTATTACGTATGGGGATTAAAGATATTGCTCGCAATGATAAGGGTAATTTAGATATTGGACATATTAATATGCTTAGGATACAAACAGATATTGCCAAAAATAAAGATAAAGATGATAAAATGGAAAATATTATTGATGTGACTGTTGCTATTTAATGGCTAAATATATTATTAATGGCTCAATGCTTAGACAATATCAACTAAATATTATTAAACCTATTCTTGATGGAACTAAAAAACATTTATTTATGGTGTTGCCTAGACGTAGTGGGAAGTCTACTTTGCTTTTCTGGTTGCAAAATTATCTTATTAATAAATATTATGTCCAAACTGGTAAACCATGTCAAGCTGCTATTTTTGCCCCTCTTGTATCTCAATGCCGTACCATTTATGTGGAAAATATTCTTGATGATGGACGCAAACTTATTCAAACTTCTAATGCTAAATTTATTGAGTCGAGACTTTCTCTTGAATATCCTTTTGGCTCTAATCTTAAATTGTCTAGCTCTGATAATGTAGATAACTTTATCGGCGCATCTCCTCGTGTTGTTGCTTTAGATGAATATGCACTTGGTAAACCTGATGCATTCGATAGACTTTATCCTATGGTAAACTATGCTCGTGGTAATTTTATTATTAGCTCTACACCTCGTGGTAAAAATCATTTCTATGACCTGCACCAAAGATTTAAAGATAATCCCGATTGGCATGTTGTACATGAAAATGTTTTATCTCTTGGTATTATGACTCAGAAAGAATATGACGATATTCCTATGGATGAAAACTTAAAACAACAAGAGTTTATGACTTCTTACGAGTCACCATTTCAAAATGCTATTTACTCACAACCAAATATTAAACATATTAATATTGATAATAATATGGAATATATATTATCTATTGACCTTGGACAACGTGATGCTACTTCTATTATTATAGCTCAAGTAACATACGAACAAGATATTAATATAATCTATTCTATCGAATACTATAACCAATCTTTGGAAGATACACTATACTTTATTAATAAATTTCAAGAGGATAATAACTTTACAGTATCACAGTGGTTAGTACCTCATGATACTTCACAACGTGATTATATTACCGGTAGGTCGAGACTTTCTTTTTTACAAGATAATAATATTAATACTAAATTAATTACAAGATGTGGTATAATGGATGGTATAGAGTTAGTTAGGCGTAAATGGCATAAGATATTTTTTAATACTGATACGCTAGCGATAGAACGGATTAAAGCATATGTTACTGATGCTAATTCTGATAAACCGAAACATGATGGAAATTCGCATATGGCTGATGCACTTCGTTATCTAGCCCTTGGTGTTTATGATAATGATAATGATGTAGAATATTCAAATTATTATAATGTTAAAAGGAAATAAAATGGCTAATGTTAGTTCAATGTTTGGGGATGCTCAAGCTCAAGGCGATCGTAATCGTGATATGGACATGCAACGGGATGAAATCGCCAAAAACAAGGAGGAGGTAAATGCCCAAAAGGTAAAAGAACAGGGTCGTGCAGATACCAATCAAATTAATGCATTACGTAGACGTAGCGGTGGATCTTTATTAGATGATCATTTAGATGGTGCATTAAATACTAACCAATCAACTCTTGGATAAAAGGATAATATCATGGGATTTAAAACTGTACAAAAAAAAATAGCTAGTAAAGAAAATATTCCAATGAAAAATGCGGGTAATATTTTAGCCAAAGTAACACGCAATGCATCTATAACAGCTAAAAAAAATAATCCTAAACTTAAAAAAGTAAAATAATGGATATTCAAAAAGTAATTGAAAAATATAATAAAGGAAAATCTGAATTATTTACTTTTCGTGGATTGATGACTGAGATTTATACTTATTGTATTCCCTCTCGTAATTCATGGGTTAATCAAAATCAAGGTGCTGAAAATACTCAAATAATATATAATTCTCATCCTGTTCTTGCGACGAAACATTTTGCATCTAATATCCTTAGTTTAATGATGCCTGCTGGTCTTAAATTCTTTAATCTACAATCTAATAAAATACTTAGTCAAGACGACCAAGAGGCATTTAATAAAGAGGTAGCACCTATATCAGACATTATATTTGAATATATAGAACGCAGTAATTATTTTATTGCATGCCATGAGGCATTTATTGATTTAGCGGCAGGAATGGGTGGTGTAATATGTAAATATTCTGGTGATAATGATAATCCATTAGCATTTACTAGTCTTGATATGTCTAAATTAGCAGTATATGAAAGTTCAAACGGAGTACTTAATAATGTATTCCAAGATGTTGATAGCATTGATTATGATGATGCTAAATATTTATATCCTGATGCTACTTTTAATGAAGAATGTAAAACGTTAAATTTGATTGTATGTACAGTATATGATGAAGATGAAAAAAAATATCACTATATGATTATAGATAAAGGCAACCATAATATTTATTTAGATAGAACATATGCTTGTAATCCATTTAGTGTATTTAGATGGACGAAGTTATCTACTGAAATGCGCGGTAGAGGTATATTAGCTGATATGATTTCTGATATTAAAACAGCTAATTTAATGATGGAGGATATTTTAACAGCATCACAACGTGTTATTGCGCCCCCAACAATTGTTTATTCAGGTTCTTTAATTAATCCATCTAATATAGATTTTAGTCCAAATAGTATAATTACAGTTAAACAACAACAAGGTATTACAAACCCAATTACTAGTTTACCATTTACTGGTAATTTGCCTTTTGGTATACAACAAGTACAAGCATTTAATCAACAATTAGATGAGGCAATGTTAATTAATCCGCTTGGTGGTGTAGGTCAAGGTATACAAACAGCAACTGAAGTATCATCACGTATGCAATTAGCAGCTAATGTACTTGGTTCTGCAGAGGGTAGATTACAAAGAGAGCTATTAGAACCAATGATAAATAAAAGTATTGAGATACTAACTACACTTGGGTTAATACCTAAATTGCCAAAGGGTATAAAAATAAGTTATCAATCATCGGTTACTAATATGCAAAAACAATCAAACTTTACTAAGTTAATGCAAAGTATTCAAGCTATTGCTCAAATATCTGGTAGTAATGCAAATCAGGCAATTATGACAAGTCTTGATGTATCAAGACTACCTACCTATATTGCTGAACAACTTGGGGCTGATTTATCATTATTTAGAACAACAGCAGAGGTAACACAATCTATGAAAATGCAACAACAAATAGCAATGAACCAAATTAAACAACAACAAACATTTAATAATCAAAACACTTCATTAGCTGGTGCACCAATTAATACTAATTTACCGGGGATTTCACAATGATTGATAATAAATTAATTCAAGAAATATCATATAGATTATTTAATACAATAGACGGTAAAACATTTATTGATTGGTTATTAGCAAATTATATTGCATCTTCACCACATATTAAAGATATAAATTCTAATGATTTATATTATTTTACTGGTAAAACAGATTTAGCACGATTATTATATAACTTTTCAAAAGGAACAATATAAATGGAAAATAATTTAATAGATACGGTTGATGCCCCTATTGAAACAACTCCTAATAACAATTTAATAGATAATAATGTTAGCCAAGATGTTAGTTATTGGCTAGCTGATAATGTTCCAGCTCAAAATAAAGAGGTTCCTGAATGGTTTAATAATAAAAAATATAAAACTGTAGAACAGCAAGCAAAAGCATATAAAGAATTAGAGAAAAAACTCGGAACATTTCAAGGTGCACCAGAAAAATATAATCTTGAAATAGAGGGGTTTACTCCTGATGAATTATATAATAGAGTTTCAAATGTAGCTAAAGACCTTAATATGTCTAATGATGGATTTAAAAAACTATTTAATACTTATAAGTCATATAATGATGAAATAAATTCAACGTTTAATGCTACAGATAAAGCCAAACAAATTACAGAATATAATAAACTTGGTGTTAATGCTAGTGAAATTATTAAAGGAGTAAAGACATGGGCAGATAATAATTTTTCTGAAAATGAATTACCATTATTAAAACAAATTGCATCTACTGCAGATGGAATAAAATTATTAGAAAAATTACGAGGTTTAAATAATGAGTCATTAAAACAATCACAACCAGTTACCCCAAGTATAAATAATGAAATGTCAATTGATGTAGTTGATAATATTCATGTGCAATTAGAAAAAGCAATTCAAAGTGAACGATATAAAACAGATAATTCATATTTTAATAGAATAAATGAATTATATAAAAAACATTATGGGGTATAAAAAATGACTGTTCCAACACAATCACCAATCGAAAAAACAACTCTACCACAAGGTCAAACATTAAATACTTTAAATTTTACGTTTACGTATATAGAAAAACAGACTATTGAGGTTAGTGTAAATGGAAGTCTATTATCACAATCATTATATAGTGTAGTTAATCAAACAATAACTTTTGTCCCACCATTAGTTGGAATTACTGGCGATTCAACAATAATTGTTTATTTAGATATTACAATAAATAGAACAAATGACCTATTACAAAATTCACCTATCTATGCTAAAGATTTAAATAATCAATTAGATAATCTAACATTAATGATGCAACAGGCTCAAAATGGGTTAGGTAGAAGTATTGTTATTAATCCTGCTGACGCAGAGGATATGAATACTATATTACCAGTTGCTGCATCAAGGTCAAATAAAGCCTTAATATTTAAAACAGATGGTTCTGTTGATGTTAGTGTTGATGATTATGTTAATCAGGCAACTAATGCTGCTGCAAGTGCTTTAAGTGCTCTTAATTCTAAAAATTCAGCTAGTGCTAGTGAATTAAAAGCATCTCAATGGGCAGATAGTCCAACAGAAGTAGAAACAGGAAGATATTCAGCTAAGAAATGGGCAGACCAATCACTATTATTAGCAATTCCAGATGGGAGCATTGAAAGAACTAAATTTACTATATTATTTAGTAATAACACAGCATCTGGGTTAAACTCATTACTAAATAATACAACTGGTGGGGATAACACCGCATTTGGGGCTAGTGCATTAAAAACTAATACAACTGGTATAGGTAACACCGCATTTGGGACTAGTGCATTAACAAGTAATATATCTGGTAATAGTAACACCGCAGTTGGTATTAGTGCATTACAAAATAATACAGCAACTGGTAACACCGCAGTTGGTTCTGCTTCATTACAAAGTAATACAACTGGTGTGGATAACACCGCATTTGGTTCTTCTTCATTACTAAATAATACAATTGGTGTGAATAACACCGCAGTTGGGGTTAGTGCATTACAAAATAATACAGCATCTGGTTCTAGTAACACCGCAGTTGGGTTTCGAGCATTAAAAACTAATACAGCTTTTGGTAACACCGCAGTTGGGGTTCTAGCATTAAACAGTAATGTATCTGGTTTTAATAACACCGCAGTTGGGGTTAGTGCATTAGATTGGAGTTCTTTTTATAATTATAGTAACACTTCAGGATTTGGATTCGAAGCTCAAGTAACAGGAGACAACCAAATACAATTGGGAAACGACGACACTACAACATATGTATATGGAACTGTTGCAAATAGGTCAGATATAAGAGATAAGTGCGATATAAGAAATACTATACTTGGATTAGATTTTATTAATAAAATAATACCGGTTGATTATAAATATGATATGCGTGATTTTTATAGACCAGAAATACCTAAAATACCTTATCCTAATAAACCATCTGCACCCATAGAGCCAATAGAAAATAAATATGATAATATTGATAATTATGATATAGACAAAGCTAAATATGATATAGATAAAGCTAAATATGATGTAGACAAAGCTAAATATGATGTAGATAAAAAAAATTATGATGATGTTATGTCTAAATTTATCGAAAATTCAAAATTGGCTAATATTACTCATGATGGGTCAAAAAAACGAGTAAGATACCACCATGGCGTTATAGCTCAAGATATAAAACAAATTATAGATGATACTAATATTGATTTTGGTGGTTATCAAGACCATAAGGTAAAAGGTGGTGATGATGTATTATCAATAGGTTATGATGAATTTATTGCACCATTAATTAAAGCAGTACAAGAGTTATCAAAAAAAGTTAAAGATTTAGAAGATAAAGTATTGACTTTATCATAGATATGTGTTACAATACGTTAAAGAATAAAGCCTTAAGAGTTAATATAGCACCCATTAGGACACTGCAATAATATTAATATTTAAGTTACCTTTGATAATGAATGTAATTAAATTAATAAAATTATTTAAAAAAGGACTATATTATGTCAATTAATATTTCAAATGTTTACGCAACGCAGATGACTAACCTAATTAAGCCAATTTATTTAGATGAAGCAAAATTAGGTGCAGTAATTAGAAAACAATCAGGTATTACTGCTGGAACTTATGAGTTCATTAAGGGTGGTTACAATATGGCACGCCAAGTATCTAATGGCGAGTCAGTAATACCAAATAATACTGCATATAATAAAATTCAAGTAGTATTACAAAACTGGGCATCAGCTGATTATTCAACAATATTTGATAAAGATAAAATAACATTCGATGAAATTAGTTACTTGTCTAAGTCAATTGGTGGAGCATTAGGTCGTATTATAGATCAAATTATTATTAATATGTTTAATGCAGTTGTTGGTGTAAATACTAAACCTACAGTTGATGCTCCAAATATGGCAGTAATTAAAGGTGATGGTACATTCCCAACATCTGCTACTCTCCCAACTGCTGCTGATAGAGTTCCATTCTCTGTTGCTGCAATTAGAAAAGCTGCATCATTAATGAATAGTTTAGGTGTTCCATCAGATGGTAGAGTATTAGCCTTAACTCCTGAAAGTATTGATGCAATGTTACAAGATACATCAGTTACAAGTATTCTTACAAATACTGTTAGACCATTAACCAATGGAATGGTTGATATGTTCTTAGGATTTAAGATTATATCAATTGGACAACGTCCTGAGGGTGGATTACCTGACTCAGTGTATGTTTCTGGAGCAAACGGTAAAACTAATTTTGCATTCCATATGGAGTCTGCGGGTCTTGCTATGGGTACAGATCCTAAAGTTGCAGTTAATTACGTACCTGACAAACGTTCATGGTTAGTAGATGGTACATTAAGTGCTAATGCCGGTGTAATTGACCCTAACGGTATTGTTAAAATAATTCATGGTAGTATATAATCATGGTTATGAATATATCTGCATTTTATGTTAAAACATTTGGTGCAGATGGTAGTAATTTTTGTGCATATGATGGGTTTAGAGTAGGACATACAATTGCAAATACTAAAGTTGCTGGATTTTTTAACCCTAAAGCTAGGGATTTAAATGCTGGTGATTTGATTATGTGTAGTTGCCTTGACGGTAATGCTATGTATGTAGTTGCTGCAAAACCATCTTTTGATGGCAATGGGACGCCTATTAATAGTTTAATCATTGAGGATTATAGTGTTGTTGCTACAATGAAACAGAAAGTTGAATGTGAATGTGCAACAACAACTAATATTACATTATCAGGGCTACAAGTTATAGATGGATATACTACATTAGCTGGTGATAGAGTTTTAGTTAAAAATCAAAGTTTATTACAATTTAATGGTATTTATTTAGCCTCTGCAACTTCATGGGATAGAGCGACAGATGCTAATTTATATTCTGAATTTGTATACAGTTCTGTATATGTAGAAAGTGGTGGATTGAACAGTAATACAGGTTGGATATTTACTAATGCAGATGGTGGTACAATAGATGTAACTCCGATAAATGTAGTTAAATTATCTGGTTCTGGTGCTACATCTAATGTGGGAGACTATAAAAAAAGTGCGATACTAACTAATCATTCAGGGTGGTTATTATGTGATGGTCTTGCAGCAAGTAGGACTGTTTATGCTAGTTTATTTTTAGTTTTAGGAACTGCATTTGGGATTGGCGATGGTACTACTACATTTAATTTGCCAGATTATAGAGGTCGTGTAGGTGGGAGTATTGGCACAGGTACTGGGCTAACCGCAAGAACTCTCGGTCAAAAAGTAGGCACGGAAACTACAATACTAGCAATTGCAAACCTCCCAGCTCATACCCATGGGCTTCTGGGCGACTCAGCGAGCGGTATTGGAAGCGGTGAAAGTGCTGACCGAGTGCTTGTCAATACAGATGGGCAGGTACGAGGTGTTTTCGTTAAAAACACAGAAGCAACAGGCTCTGGTACTGCATTTAGTATTATGCAACCTACATTATTTGGTGAAAATACATTTATATACGCTGGTTCATAATAATTTAATTTTTTAAGGATATTAAAATGGCTTTTGTAAAAGAAAACTTAAAATGTTTAACATTCCCATCCTCAAGGTTACAGTTAGCATTACGCTCATATGTAACTACTACTGATAACGTTGCTGCTGTAAAAGCTGCTAACTATTTTGCAACTGGTGGGGTATTACGTGTTGGCGATATAATTCAAGTTAAGGCTACAGATGGTGCAGCGGTATTACTTGTAGCAACTGTTACTGCTGATGCTAATGATGTAGTATCGGCAATTACTGTTACTCAAGGTACATTTGCATAACTATTTAATATATGCCTCATTAATTTGAGGCATCTAATAAGGCAATAAAATGTTAAATAAACAAGATATTATCAATATTGCTTTAGTTAAAGTAGGTAATTCACCTCAAAGTAGTATATCTGCATCTTACTTAGACTCTACATTTAAAAATGGCAAAGATTATTTATTATCTCAGCACTTATGGACATTTGCAAAAACAATAACTCAATTATCTTTATCTAATGATTTTAGTGCTGATAGCTGGAAATATGCATATAGGTTACCATCTAATATTGGTAAAATATTTGATACTAGCCCACATAGTACATTTGATATATATGGTAATTTTTTAGTATCAAATACTAATCCATTATCATTAATATATACTGCCGTAGATATTCAAGATAATTATCCTCATTATTTTGCATTAGCATTTGGTGCATATATTGCAAAAGAAGTAGCATTACTTATTAAAGCAGATACAACATTAAATGGATTATTAATACAGGATTATATAAACTATTTAAATGATGCAATTAATACAGATAGTGCACAAATAACATCCCTAACATTTAGGTCTAACCGTTATATAGATATACGCTAATGAGTAAAATTAAGATTGTTCAATCAAGCTGGACTATGGGTCAATCATCACCTAAACTAGGTGCTCGTAGTGATACTGATATGTTAGCAAAAACCGCACAAACAATAGAAAACTTTACTGTTATTCAACAAGGAGGACTAACAAAAAGGTTTGGGACTATTTATAAATTAAATAATGCTGTTTTTACTAGTACCCCATCGAGAATAATCCCAATTAAATGTAGTTCAGGTAATTTATTAATAATATTTACCGTTACATTAGGTTTAATTTATTGTTATAATGTTGATACAGACCAAATATTTAGTAATACATCTGCATTTTTTAATGGTTCAGTTATATCAGAAATTAAATACTCACAATTAGATAATCAAATATTATTTACGCATAAAAATATGCGACCAGTAAAAGTTACTATTTCAAGTGGAGGTAGTCTTACATTAATCCAATACCCAATTACATCACCACCAGCCAATGATTTTACACAAGATTATGATAGTTATTGGTTTAATTTAATTAAAGGGGCAGGTACTGGAAATGTATTTAAAATTGGGGATGAAGTATTAATTGAAGTATATCCAACTCAAGCTTTAGCTAATACCCATAATGATAATACTCCTGCAGGTGGTGGTCGTAATGCTGAAACAAGATATGTAAATGGTATCTTTGTAGGAAGAGGTTGTACATTTAGGATACTTAGTATTGCAGTTCAATCAGGTAAAATAAGTAAATATAAATGTGAATTATTAGATAATGATTTAATTACACAATTAGGTGATAATACGGTAATAAGTGGAAAGTCAGTATTTCTAGCTGAACCTGTATTCGGTGGTGCACGTGGTTATCCTGCATGTTCTACATTTTATCAAGATAGATTATGGTTTGGTGGTACTAAAGATATACCTAATGGATTGTGGGCATCCGCAATTAGTAATTATAATAGGTGGGAGTCAGGTACTGCTTTAGACTCCGACCCATTAAGTTTTAAATTATCGTGCGATGCTACCCCTAAAATAATACATATTGTATCATCAAAAAATATTGTTATCCTTACTGATGTGGGTGAATTTGCTTTTTTATCGGTTAGTAACTCTGGTACAATTTCTGCATCTAATATTAATATATCATTACAGACTAAAAATGGTACTACAGATTGCCAACCACAAGAATTAGATAACCAGTTATTTTATGTACAATTTGGTGGTAATGTTATTCGTGCCACAGATTATACATATACAACAAATAGTTATCAATCTGTTAATGCATCTATTATATGTCCAGAATTAATTAATAGCCCAATATCAAGTGGGATTATAAAAAATATAAATAATGATGACAACTCCTATTTAATATATGTTAATATAGATGGTAGCATAGCATGTCTACAATCTGTATCATCTCAAAATATAGTTGCATGGACTAAGTGGACTAGTAAAGATAGGTCATTTGTTAGTGTATCAAGTGTTAATGGAAGAGCTTTTTGCTTAGTAAAAAATAATATTAATAATTTAGTATCATTAGAGGAATTTTCACTAACTTCATATGTTGATGCAAAATTTACTTCTCCTATAGTTAATGGTATAATAAGTGGGGTTAGTACTGGTTTAGAGGGGCTTACTTTTTCTATTAAATTACCAACTGGTAAATTATATACGGCAGTATCATCTGGAGGTACTATAAATATTAATGACTCAACTGTAAATGCATCAGGTGAAATTGGGGTACTAATTAATTCAATTATGACTACTACTCCGTATACTTTACGTAACCCCCAGTTTGGTGACTTATTAATGACACCTAAGAAAATAAGTAATGTATACTTATATTATTATTTATCAATTGGGTTAGTTATTACCGTTAATAGTAACGATAATATAGTACCAAATTTAATATTTGATGAGTCATCATATAACCAGCAATTAATACCTACTACAGATGTATATAAATCAGATGTAACAATAAATTGGAACTTATTAGAAAATATAGCAATAACCCAAAATGCACCATATCCTGCAACTATATTAGCAATTGGTGCTACATTAAATATTTAGGAGTTACATTATGGCAGATCCAGTTAGTTTGTTAGTATTAACCGGTGTTGGTGTTGGATTAGAGGGATTATCCGCAGTTAGTAAATTCCAAGATATTGGGCTACAAGAAAATGCGGCAGAACAACAAAAACAACAAGAATTGCAACAAAACCAATTAAAAGCTGATATTAATTCTGTCAATTTATTACATAAAGCTAATATTTCATATGATAAACAATTATCAGCTAATGCATTAATGGGGGGGCAAGGAAATGCTAATTTTTCTAATTTAGTTAATGCTAACTATACTACACAAAAAAATGATGAGTTTGTAAACCAAGCTAATTTGAATGTTATGAATTTGAATACATTATTTAAACAAAACCAACAAATGGAGCAATTACAAAGTATGAGAACTGAAACTGGACTAAATTTAGCTAGTAACGTTGCAATGGCTGGAAGTTCTATAGCTGGTAGTACATTTACTGGTAAAGGTACAGGGTTTATGGGAATACAGAATAGTTCTGATTATAGTTCATTATTTAATATAGGTAATTAAATGAATAGCAATACAATTGGATCATTACCACAAATAGAGAATAATGTTACCGTAAACCCAGTACAAACTGCGGCTATGCAGGTTAATGCATTATCTGGATTAGATAAGATAGGAAATACTCTAATAAATAAAGGATTAGAATATTATAGTGACTCGCAACAACAAAAAGCTATTAAGCAAGCTTATGATGATGCATTAGCTGGAAAATTTAGTACTGTATCAGGTATTACGGGACCTAATAAGCAATATAATGATATTATGAACCAAGTAGCCCCTGCTATTATGACTGCACAATCCGGAGAACAATTAAAGCAAGCCTATGATAAAATATCATCAGACCCTAATTTTAATCCAAATACTGCAGTACAACAATATGCTGAAGTATCTGGGAAAGTAACTAATCAATATTTATCTGGTGTACCTGAACAATGGCGTAGTGAAGTTGGTTTAACAATACAAAAACAAGCTGCATCATATGGGGCAAAAATGCAGAATAATGTATTACAATCTAATTTTAATCAACAAGCCACAGTATCTTTACAATCAATTAATGATCTACATGCTCAAGCTACTAATCAGGCAAGAAATGGTAATTTAGAATTAGCTAATAAATTAAATGAACAAGCAAATAATATAGTCCATCAAGGTATAAATATAGGTACAATATCTCCTGCATCTGGTGCTACTATAATGCAAAATGCAAAAGTAAATGTATTAACTCAAGGATTATTAGCTCATGGAGTAATGGAAGTACCAAAGAATATTGAGGGAGTATCTCAAGATGAAAGAGACTCTATTCAATCAAAAGTATTAGCATATAGACAACAAGATGATCATTCAGTTGCCGCTAATCAGTTAATGCATGGGTGGAGTGAAGAAAAGTATTTTATGCAATTGGCGAATGGTGAACATCCTCCTACACCATTGGGATTATCTCAAGAGCAATACGCACGTGCACAAGGTAAAGAATATAGTTACCAGCTGTATATGGAAGATGCACAAAATAAAACTAATCAATATCAACAAGTTGGTAATATAGTTAATAATGTGGGGTTTATGACTCCAGACCAAAGGGCAGCATTTGAATATGCCCCAGATAAATTACCAGAACATTTGCAAGATGTACATAGGCAATACTCTGAATTAGATCCTAAATCACAAGCATTGGCTTTAAGGAATATCAAAGAAAAAAATAACGTATTAAATTCTGCACCAGTTACATTGCTTAATCTTGAGGATAAGAATGGTGATGAAAGAGCATCTACTTTATCTGCTTATGGTATACCTGTTTCTAAAGGTGTCACTAATAATGAAGTTAATGATATGTTGAGTAAATTAACAACACCACAAGTTGATGCTAATGGTAAAATAATACCAGTTGATATTGTTGATATGAATAATGTAGCTAAAAATAAGATGCAAAGTTTATATCCTATATTAATTAAAAAAGTATCTGATGCTATGGACTCTAAACAATCAGCTGGGTTACAATTTTCTACAAATACAATGTATGCTAATGATTATTTATCTAAACCAGTTGGCACTAATTTATCTAATAATAAATGGGTTATTAATAAAAATATATTTAATAGCTCGTATGCAAAAGGATTAGATACATTATATAATGGTGGTAATGAAGTATTGGGTGCTATAAATGGAATTAAAGCAAATAATTTAGGTACTTCATATAATGAGATAATGGGTAATTTATTTGATGTTTATGGAGATAATCGATTGGCTAAGAAAGGTGATGCTGATTTGTTATTAAGCCCAGAATTGCATGAAAAATTAGGTATTAAAGAACAAACAAATGATTTTAGATATGATGCTAAATCAGATGCATATGTTGTTTATATTAATAATAAACCAACTAATCAGATTTTCACAGGTAGTTGGCTACGTGATACTAAGAATGTTAAACCAATAGGGATGTTCCAAAGAAGTTATAATTATTTAAACAGTATTAAGGTTCCTGATACTATAGGTATAATGGATAATAAAATTAATAATAAAATTAATGAGAATAATAATGAATAGTAATCTTTTAAATGATTATAAAGTACCACAATTAAATGAGAATGGTACTTATACTTTATCTCAAGGACAACCAATATCAACACCAGAATTAGCTACTGGTTGGAAAGCTGGTGCTAAAGCTGGGTTTACTAATGCTGCAGATTTGGTATTCCCTCATTTATTTGATTATCAAGAAACAGGTGATTGGCGTGCTGGCATTGCAAGTGGTATAACTAATCCAGTTAATATTGCTACTGCATTTCTACCTGTTGGTATAGTTGCTGGTGCATTATATGGTGCAGTTGGTGATACATTATCTGATTATTTAGTTAAGAAACAAGAAACAGGAATATCTGATTATTCTATTGCTAATTTAGGTACTGAGTTTGCGGGTGGATTAGTTGGGGGTGCTATATTACATGGTATTGTAAAAGGTTTATCACCTGCAATTAATAAAGGTGCAGAATTAATTAAACCTAAACAAGAGATAACGGATGTATCTAGTATAGTGAAACCTAAAGTAGATGTTGAACCTCAACAAGAGATAACGGATGTATCTAGTATAGTGAAACCTAAAGTAGATGTTAAACCTCAACAAGAGATAACGGATGTATCTAGTATAGTGAAACCTAAAGTAGATGTTGAACCTCAACCTAGTATTGCACAATCTCCACATATTGATGATATTGATGCTATTCAGATGTCAGACCAAGCAGTTAGTGCTGATAAACAACTTAAAAATAATGCTATCCCTCTAAATATTGATGATAATGGTGCAGTTATTAAAACAATTAAATTAGATATTCCATTACCTGATTCTGAAATTAAAAATATAATAGATAATCAAATTACTGAATTACATGATATTAAAGAATTATCAGCAGGTGCTAATAAATATATAGAAACAATCCCAGATAAACAGTTACCAGATAGAATGGATAATATTAGGAACGCCGATAAGAATATTAAAGCATATGGTAATCCTGAGAATATAGCTAGTGCATTTAATAATTTAACTGAAATTGCTAAAATAAGACTAACTAATCTATTTAAAAAATCTTTCACTCCTGAAATAAAAGAATTTTTATCTAATGCTGAGAATAAGCCGGAATTATATAATGCATTTTATGGTGTTAGTGATAATGAAATTGCTAATCAAGCAGCACAATTATATCAAAGTTTGAATAAAGAAATTACTGATAAGATTAAACATTATACTGATATTGGATATTTAGATAATAGGTTTGGTAGGCAGACTTGGGATAAAGATACTCTATTAAAAATTGGGTATGATCAATGGGGTAAAGATTTGCAACTTAGTGGATATAAAATTAAAACTAGCGATGGTAGTATTTTAGATGTAGATAATGCATCAGCTAAGCATATGTATGATAATATAGTTAATAGTAGAGATGTTGGATATGGTATACCATCTAAAGCTAAGCCTCGTGTGTTAGTAACAGATAATCCAGCTGGGGCATATGCTATGGAGAAAGTATACGGCGGTGATAAAAATATGCTATCTGTTATTACTGACACTATTAGTGAGGGTGGTACGAATATAGCTAAATATAATATGTTTGGCAGTGATATTGGTGGTACATTAGCTGAAATTGGTAATATCACGAAACATGGTGAATTAGGTGGTAATATACATTTATTATCTGAAGCAGTACAACCTACTGCTGATGCATCAATGGATATTGCTAAAGATATTGTACATAAAGCTAATCTATTTTTTGCTAGTGCAAAATTAGCACGTGTTCCAATTAGCGCTTTATATCAAGTACAATTTATTCCTACTGATTTGGTAGGAACGATTGGTCTATCTATTGCTAAATATGGTAAAGATATTTTTACAGGTATTTTACGTGGTGGATTTGATGAGTTAAAATCATTTAGTAAATATGGCGAGTTATCACATAAAGATTTTACTGGGATTGCATCAAACTTAAGAGATGGAATGATGCCTACAGATGGTAAATTTTTGCAAGGTATATCTAGGATAACATCTAAATTTGATGGTAGCCATTTAGCAGATAAAATAATTGCTAAAGCGTCATTTTTTTTAAATGCAATAGGAGAACGTGAAGCATTAATTAAAGGTAAAGAAGGTTCATTTGGTAATATTGATCCTAAAATAATGAAAGATGCTATCGGTGATGGAATGTTACCTGATTCAGATAATTTATTTAAAATAATTAAAGATAAACAAATTAAATTAAATGAAGCAATATCTAATGGAGCAGAAAAGAGTGCAGTTGACTATTTAAAAAAAGATATTCGAAAATATACTGATGCTGCGAATGAAATTGATATTAAGATGTTATCAGCAAGAAATGATGTTTTACCATTAGTATATACTAAAACAAGCAAATTATCTAAAGGTAGTACAGAAAATACATTACCCTTTAGAATGTCAAGATGGGTACAAAATCAATGGCTTGGAATAAATTTTAAAATGATGAAGAATATTCGTAATGGTAATATGGCTATGAGAAATGCAACAGGTTTAGCTCTGTATGGGATAGGTATTGGTTTAACTGAAACTGCTTTAGATTATATGCGTAATCCAGCTGATTATAATGATGAGGATCATTTTAGAAATGAATTAATAAAAAATACTGCTGCTGGGATACTTTTGGGTAATTTATATATTGCTGCAATTATAACTCCACCATTAATTAAACATGGGGCTAAATCATTATACGAATACTATAATGATAATCCTGAGAAAGCTAAAAAAGAGTTAGAAAAATCATCAGCATGGTACTCAGTTATTAATGCAATGAGTAACCATAATGAATAATTATATTGTAATATTTAAACCAAGTGAATGCAAGTGGTTCAGATGGTTAGGTGCGTTTGGTCATATATGTTTATTAATACAAGATACAGACGGCATATGGGTAGGTATTGACCCATGCATGACTGGTTATACTATAAGGGTATTAAATCCTAATGTAGTTGAAATAATTAAAAATAGTTATACACATGTTGAGCTTTTAGACTATAATACTAATAAGTGGCGGTTTGGAATACCCATGTTACAAACGTGCACTGGAATAGCTAAATCATTATTGGGAATAAAGAATATATTTATTTTTACTCCTAAACAATTATATAATTATTTAAAGAGAGGTAGATATGCATATTTTAGAGATGATAATAAACAAGATGAGTAATCTTGTTGTTGATATTATTATGTTATTTTCTTTTTTTATATTATTACCAATAATTTTAACTAGAAAATGGTCAATTCGTCTTTTTAATCGAAAGGTAATTTTAAATGATAATAATATATAATATATTTGGATATGGATTGTTTTGCTGGTGGGGTATTATTAGATGGTATGTATTACGTAATGAAACTTGGTTATGGTCTGGTATGAGTTTAGTCACTGCTGTAATAGCGATTATATTTTTTGCTATGGCATTGACTAGTAATATAAGTTCAATAATACAAAATAAGGTATTTTTTATTTTGGGATTATTATTAATATATCGTTTATCAATTGATACATATAATGCTTTTATATTTATTCCAGACGACCCAATAAAATGGACTATTTTTTTTATTATAGATTTATTATCATTAAGCTTTGTATATTATTGGGTTATATTATGTGCTCATAATATTTATAATACTAACTCATGTATTATTGGATTATAAATATCATGAAAAAATTTCACTCAATTAAAACATTTTTACATACTGGATTGAAAGAGTGGCAAACATGGGTGGGAATAATAGGATTACTTTGCGTGCTATTTAATCAAGAACTTTTACAAAATATTTTATCTAGTCAAAAATTAGCAGATACAATAGCCACAGTTATATGTGGCTTATTGATGGCTATAAAATTTAAGAAATGATTATTTAATACCTCCTTTGCTATTTCTAGCAAAACTTCTATTTGTTGATTGGCTAACTACACGAGTATTACTTTTGTGGTTAGAACCTCCCTTAGATAATGGTTTTTTATGATCTAAATCCTTACCATCACCTTTTGATACTCTACCGTCTTTCATAGCCTCTGCCCTAGCACTATTCCGCTTAGTTCTATTGGCTATTTGTTCAGGCTTTCCTTGGTAGTTAGCATATTCTTGTTTATAATCTCTACTCATTTTTTAATACCTCTCTATAATTATTATATAATGATTGTCTTTCTGTAAGTCCATTTAAACCTCCATTAATTACTTTAGTTACTTTACTACAATCTGTACAATTTATTAATTTATTTACTTTAAAATACCATAATGATGATAGTAATGCATACTTAGATGTAGCAACAATATTAGGATAATTTAATAAATCTATGGTTAAATCATCCCCACATTTTTTATAATTATCTTTACCGGTTAATTGTATATATCCTCTGCCTCGGTAGTTATACCCATCGCCAGATAATTCATCACCATTACCCATACGATTAGCATATACTTTATTAGCAATAGCAACTGGTTTATTTGCATATCTCTGTACATAACTTTCTCTAAAATACTTACCAAATATTTGTAATAGTCTTTTAGAAGAATAATTTAAGTTCTCATCTGTTCTATTAAATCCCATACTTTCATGGTCGCACTGTGCTAAGAACATAGCTAATCCATCTTGTGTAAAACTATATTTTACCATAATATCATTAGTTATCATTTCTTCTATTTGTATTTTATTTAGCATAATCTTTCTCCCATGATGGTGATAACCATAAGTCAATAAAATTTTTACCGATATTTCTTGTTAGTATATATTTACAACAAATATATTGATTATTAAACATATCAATCGATCGTATTTCTTTTTGTTCTTTTGTCATTTTTATAAATTTTCTTTGATCTAGTGTTTTTACATTAGCCATTATCGTATATCCTTTTTATTTAAAATATTTACATTAAAAAAACTAAAATCATGCTTATCATCATATTTTGAATGATATGTTACATTAATTAATACATCATATTTATTATTTATTTTAATACTACATGATGTACGTGATATATATTCTTTTAGAAAATGTTTCTCATGTTCAATTAATTTATCATTTAAATTAAATGATAATGTAAACGCATGATTATCCGTATCTGAAACATATCCTAACATATTAATATCACCCATTGAATTTATTAATAATTTAAGTGCATTAAAGAACCCACGATAAAGTAATAATGTATGAATTGTAATATAATCATCAGCTATTAGATTATATTTTTCAATCATATTTATTATTATATTTTCATTAGTTAATATAGATGCCATGCTTAATAATGACTTTCCAGAAAATTCATCTCTAGTATTTATATTATTTTCATTTAAGTATGGTAGTATATTTTTACCCTTTCTCATCATTTCTATTAAATCCATCATAATTCCCCATTTAAATATTTTATAATTGTTTCTTGTGCAATTGCAGCACCATAACAAAAACATGCATAATTACCAAAGCTGTTTAATAATGATACCATTTCTTTTTGCTCTAATTGTTCTATTCCTGCGTGTGATTTTAATTCTATATATAATGAACTATATTTTCCATTGCTAATTGGCAAGTGAATATCTGGGATACCATCTAATAATCCAGATAATTTAGCAATAATAATATGTTTACCACTACTATTTATACCGTTACCGCTTGAATGCAATAATTTTAACCATTCGTAATTTTTACCTCTATATTGTTTAGCCCATCTAAATACTATTATTTGATGTTCAACTTCCCTTCTTGTTGTCATAATATTGCTTACCTTTCTTTTTAATAAAATTTACACAATCAATATATAATTCTGGTTTTGCATTTGAATAAATAAATGCAAGTTTATTTGATGGTATTTTACATTTTGTATACTCCTCCCAAAGATAATAAGCGTAAAAAACTGGATTTTTATATTTTTTATTTTCATATTCTATTTTATATTTAATAGTAGACGCAAAGCATTTATAACTTTCATCATTTGCCATACCCCAAATTGATGTAGCTTTAGGTTTAATAATTTTCTTTAATTCTATTTCATTTTGAATTATACTTATTTCAATACGTTTGCGCTCTTGACTATCTAATGTCTTTAAGCAATGAATACATGTACTAACTAAATAAGACGTATCGTTAGCGCAGTGTGGGCATTTCATATCAAATTTATAATTACATTTAAAGCATGTTAATGCTCTAACATTATTCATATGTCTACATGATATACACTCTACAAATTGCTGGCTAAAATTTTTACATTGTCTACATATTGTTGGTGGTTTAGAGTCATACTCTGCTTTACAATTTTCGCATTTATGTATTTTAAAATTCTTATTTATTATTGCTTCACCGCCATGCTCACAATGTATAGCATATCTATCCATAAACTTAGCACAGTTGTTTACATAGTCATAAACACGTGCTGTTGGTTTATTTTCCATTATCCTTACATTTCTACCTACCGACTGTATAAACCCGTCTAACCCATGTTTAAACGACCGTGGGCGACAATCCATCATGAACCCCGATATTGGTGCATCAAACCCTTTAGATAATGCATCCACTGATACTAATATCTTTAATGCTCCTATTCTAAAAAAATTTAATACTTGGCGTTTTTCGTTATATGTCATAGTATCATCACTTAAATAAGTGGCACATGATATACCTGCATCAATAAATTCTGATTTTATTTCTTGTGCCGATTTTATACTAGGGCATAATATTATCCCACTATTATTATTTTCTTTATCTTTATAATCTTGTACTAAATTTGCTTTTATAGAATATAACCTATCTTCTATTTTCTCCATACTTTCATTTGTAATAGATCCAGTTGATGTGAAATTAATATCATTCGTTGTTATTGCATTTGTACTATAAAAATCTATACCTACTAAATAACCTAGTTCTTTCATTTGGTTATATGTTGCTATGTTATATACTTTCTCATAATAAATTAATAGAGCTGATTTAGTAGCTGTTGCTGTAAACCCTATTAATTTTATGTCATTATCTTTGATATACTTTAATACATTGGTAAAAATAGTATGGCATTCATCTATTAATACTATATCATATTTCTTTAATATTAATAAATTTCTTGTAATTTTCTGTGATGTAAATATATCATAATTTAAACCAAATACTATTTGTTCATCTTTTAGTTGGTCTATAACACTTACTCTATCAGTTAATAATAATACGTTACCGTAATGCTCTGCTACTGTTTGAATTAATTTGTTTTTCCCTGAACCGGTTGCCCCCTCGATTATAAACCTTTTCTCTGGTGCATTCTTACATATATTTAACCCATTTTCTTGATGCGGTCTTGCAATATAGTTGTTGCTTGACATTTACCTACCCTTATAAAATAATCGTTAAAATCTTCACCGTCATTCCCGACCGTAAACCCAATTATTGGAATACTTCTACCTTTAGCATCATTATCTTTAACAATAATTGGATTACAATATTCTTTTAATTCTCGGTATACATTCCATATATTAGCTAAGCTCATACAACAATACACGTCTAGGTCTGTGCATTGGTGTATAGCATTGCCTGTTGCGTATCCCTCACATAATAATACTGTATTACTTTCACTATATTTAGTTAGTCTATGAAACAATCCTTTAGATGACTTATCTTTAGAAAAAAACTTATTCCCATCTTTAGTTATATATTGTATTGAGTATATTAAGCCATCTGTTTTATATAATGGTATTATTAATGTATCATTATTTTTATAAATGTTTTCAGTATATATACATTGTTTACGATCTAAATAAGAATGATAGTTGCATTTATTATAATATATTTTTATTGGTTTTAGTATAACTTCTGGGAGTTCTGGAATTTTAAAATTACAATATAATTTTGTGTATCCAATATATATAGATCCTTTTGTTCCTAATCGCCAATTATAATAAAAAATTACTTTATCTGTAATATAGTACCTACCGTTTTTGCTTTTTGGTTTATCCTCAGTTCCACATGAATTCCATTTATTATGTTTATTTTTTCCGTTATATATTAATCCAACTGAGGCTAGTTCATTTTCATACATAATTAATCTTCTTTCTTATATCTTTCAATATGTTGTTTAGCTTTATGTAATGGAATAATACCATTTTGTTTTTGTTGTTTTTGTTGTTGTCCCTCTTTAACTTGTGGGGTTTGATAATTCAATACCAATTTTACATATACTTGTTTTTCCATTATATCTAGTTGTCTATATATTCCATCATTAAAATGCAATACAATGGGCTTATGTGAATTATCAGATCTAACTCTACATTTAACAACTCTAATCTCAACTGCTTTTTTAATTAATCCCCATGCTAATTGCTCATCGTCATCACTAAATTGCAATGCATGTATCGGTTTCCACAGTACAATGACTTTCTCCGCTAGTCTAGTTATTGCTTTAACCCCTGCTATGCTATCGATGGTTGGTCTTTCTAATTTATTTTTGTTCTGTTCTTTTATAACTTGTTCTGTAATAAATATTATTTTCTTAGTAGCTTTAAAATATTTAATAGTTGATGTATATGCCTTATTCATTTGGAATTGTTCTACCTCTGAGAATAAACCACTAAACACATCTATAAATATTACATCTGGGTTTACTTTTTCTATTAAATTTAAGCATCCTTGTGGGTCAATATATTTATTGGTATGTAAAATAAAATTACCATTATCTTTATAACCCATCATTAATAATCTTTCTGATATTGTTTTATCTTTATTCTCTGTTTCTATATATAGTATTTTATGCCCTGCGTTCGCCATATTTACTGCTATCTTGTAACTAATCCATGATTTCCCTACTCCAGTATGTGCACCAATTACAATAAAATCCTCTGGTTCTGCACCCCCTCCGAGTTTCTCATCTAATAATGGTATCCCCGTTTTAATTAATGGTAAAGCGTTATTTACTATATCTTGGCATTGCTGTAAAGTAATAGCAATTGTTTTATTTTCCAATATCATATGCTTTACTCCCAAGTAAAATCATCTGAAGTTAATTGTCGCATCTCTCCGTTATTATTAAAAGTAAGTTTTTTTTCTTTTGGTACTTCAATGTCTATGTTATGTTTAATATCCCACTCTAGCCGTATTCCCTCTACTACTCTTCCGTTTGGTTTTAAAGCATTTAATTGATTTCTTCTTATATATTCAATAATTGTACTACTTGACATTTTAAAAATTTCAATCAATTCTTGTAATGATATTATATGGGTTGTTATCCCTCCAAACATACAGAGCTTTTGTATTTCTGCTACTCTCCCCATAAATATATCGTTCCATACGCGGTGGTCATACTGTATATATCTATCTCCCTTATGTAATATTTCATATTCAATAGTTCCATTTTTATATGAAAAATCTAATATATTATTATCTTTAAATTTATTTAATCCATCAACAACAGTTTTTTTAACATTTGCATTACCCGTTATATCTGCCATATCGCATTGGTATGCAACATGTTTATTTGCACTTAAATAATTTAATATATTAAACTCTCTAGTAGTCATATACAATTTCGCTTTTACTAAACTTTCATATTTAAAAATATACATGATTTATACCTTATGTTAATGCATTTATAATATCATCTCTGTTGTAGTATTTCCTACCATTATATACCCTTATTTTTATTTTTTTATCATTAATAAATTTATAAAATATTCTCGCTCCAGTAATATTAGTTATTTTTGTTGCATCTTTCATATTTAAATATCCTACGAGAAATAAGTCTTTCTTTTTACATTCAGATACTGTTATATAATCTTTTATTAATAATATATCTTTCTTTTCTGTTTCCATGATAAACATGGTGTAATCATTATTAAAATCTATTATTTTACCTTTAAATATTCCACATGCTGTTGTTATTAGGTAGTATCCATCTTTAACTATATTTATTTTCATTTTTTTTCTCCATTAATTATTTTTTGTTGTCCGTTATACCAATTTATCCACTGATGATTATTGTTTTTACATTTCTTATATTTTCCAGCATTAATAATCATAACACTGGCAATATCTTGCATATCTCCCGTAGTTAATAATGTTGCCGGCTCGCATTCAATTAATAAAATGGGCGGAGGTTTTGGCATAATATACATCGGTACATATTGAGTAGTGCTACAACCAGTTAAGCATAATAAGATTATTAATATTTTCATTTTAATTCTCCATTAATTAAATTGATAGCACTTTCATTATATATGCAATTTGCTGGCGTTTTAACGACCTTGGTTACATATTTTATAATAGTTGATGTGTTTGTATCTACCTTAGAATTGTAATGTACTGTAGACGATTCTATGCTATCTTTTTGTATTTCACTTTTTTGTTGCATTTTATTTTGTATAATCAACTTCTCATTATTTTGTTTAATATACGTTGCTTCAGCATTATTATATGCTACTCGATATATACCAAACGACCAAGTAACTAATGCGGCCACAATTGCTACTATACTATATATTTTAATCATTATAATGCATTCTCCAAAATTCTAACATTATCTCGTTCCATGTTGTCCACTGAATGTACATTTGCATAAATGGGTTGTCTTGTAAATTATACATATATTTATCTCCAAAAATTATCATGTCTAAAAATTATAACATTTTAGACATGACAGTAATTAGTCACAATTGCCAGAGCCATTGCCAAAGCCATAGCCCTTGCCAGAGCCCTTGCCAGAGCCATCGCCATAGCCATTGCCATAGTCA